GAGGTCAGTGCTCCAACAGGTCTAACATTTACCGATTCAAATACTTCTGCAACTGGCAGACCTTTTCTTTCTTGGAACGAGCCAACAGATTTTGCATTTCATGAATACAGAATCAATATTGTTGACAGTTCTTCTAATAAGTTAATGAACAGAATCGTAGATATTAATTTTGTTGATCTAACATTCTTACCAGTAGGCTCTAACTATGTTGCTTCTGTTTCTTCTATCAATTCAGTAGGCTCAGAATCCGATGCTGCAACTCTTACCTTTAGCGTAAGCACAGAACCAGTTGCAACTGCTGACATTAAAGATGATGCGGTAACTCTAGCCAAAATAGGCAGTGATGTGCAATCAGCCATTGATGCAGGCGGTACTAACTCAACACAATTAATCAAATCTACTTCTGCTCCTACAACAAGAGAAGATAGCTCATCCTTGCAAGCACAAGATCTTTGGGCAGATACAGATGATAACAATCAAATCTATGTTAGAAATGCAGCTAATAATGGTTGGGAAAAAGCTAGAGATTCAAGTTTAATAACTTTATACAACTCATTAAGCTCAACTGTATCTACAAATAGTTCAAATATTTCTACAGCACAGGGCGATATAGTTACTCTTACAACTGATACTTCAGCTAACGCTACAGCCATCACTAATCTGCAAAGCTCTTTATCTACTACCAACAGCAATGTAAGTGCCAATGCATCAAACATTACTAGCTTACAAACTCAAGTTACTTCTAATGATGGAGATATCAGTTCTTTATCTAGTTCTTTAACATCTTTAACTTCTACAGTTGGCAGCAATACATCATCTATTAGCACCAATGCAACAGCCATTTCTAGTTTACAAGGCAACGCTTCTGCATCTTATGTTTTACAACTTAATGCTAATGGCAAGGTTGCTCAAATGGTTCTTGAAAGCAATGCAAGTTCAGGTTCAGGAGCAACTAGCACTATAGCTTTCTTAGCTGATACTTTTAAAATTGATAACGATGCAGGAAGCTCAGTAAGTCCTTTTGTTGTAACTGGCGGAACTGTTTACATAGATAATGCAAGAATAACAGGCTTACAGGCAAGCAATATTGCAGCTAATACATTAACTTCTGCTTCAGGCGTTATTGGCACTTTATCTGGTACTGATATAACCATTGAAAATCTAAATGCAGATAATATTAATGCAGGCACATTAAATGCAAACAGAATACAAATAGACAATGTAACTCTTGATACCGATGGTTCAGGCAATCTTATTATTAAAACAGCAGGCGTAGATACAGGGCAAATTGCAACCGATGCTGTTACTACACCAAAACTTATAGATAGAGCAACTTCAGTATTTGCAACTGCGACAGGTAGTGTCGGATATTGGTATGTAGATAACTTAGCTCAAACAGCTATTGTTACTACAGGTGTATTTCAAGCACCATCCACTACAGGTAACACTTTTTTTGTTATTGGTAATACTTATATTAATGCTAACTCAGGAAGCTCTACTGCTGACTGGTGTGAGCTACAGGTACAAAGAAGAAGTGCATCAACAAGCGGTGGTGTAAGTTCTGCTGCTTATTCAACTATTGCCACCATTAGAGCAAGAGGTGAAACAGGAGAAGCATTGCAGTCTATTATTGCTAACGATGCTTATACAGCAGATTATTATTATCAATATAGAGTAACGCTACAAACCAATGGAACTGGAGTGCTTTATAGCACTAGAAGTTATGGCATAAGTGGCATACAAGTTATAGTAAATTACAAATGATGAAACAAATTAGTTGGTACGATTCAGAGGGCAATATAAAACATTGCCAAACAGTGCAAGAAGGTCTTGAAGATGCTTCTTGTCCTGAAGATGGTTTGCAATGGATAGAAGGTCATCCTGAGTTAATACAAAATTCCAAAGTTGTTGATGGCGAAATAGTCAATGGCAACAATGATTCTATTCTTCCAGTGTTAGAAGAATTAAGAATATACAGAGATCTAAGATTAAGAAGATCTGATTGGACACAAATGCCTGATTCACCGCTTTCTGATACAGAGAAGGCAGAATGGGTAACTTACAGACAACAACTAAGAGATTTACCATCACAATACACAGAGAATGACAATATTGATGATGTGGTATTTCCTACACCACCAACATAAACTACAATAGGGGAAGAGGATTTTAGATGGCAACACACGATTATAATATAGCAAATCAGACTGGTGCTAACTTTAGAGCAGACTTAAATAATGCTCTATCAGCAATACTTTCTAATAACGCATCAGCTACAGAGCCTACCACTACTACAGCATACATGCTTTGGGTAGATACTACCAATAATCTTCTTAAAATGCGTAACAGCTCCGATGATGGTTGGGTAACTTTACCAGTTTCAATTACTACCTCAAACACTGTAGATATTGATGGTGGTACAGTTAATACAATCACATCGCTTTCTTTTAGTTCTGGTGAAACAGTTACCAGCATCTTAGATGAAGATGATTTATCTTCTGATGATGCTTCTGCATTAGCTACACAACAATCAATTAAAGCATATGTAGATAGCCAAGTTACAGCTCAAGATCTGGACTTTCAAGGTGATACAGGTGGAGCTTTATCTATAGATTTAGATTCAGAAACTTTTACAATTTCAGGTGGAAATGGTGTTACAACATCAGGTTCTTTAAACACACTGACTATCGCTATAGATAGCAGTGTAGTCACACTAACCGACACACAAACTCTTACTAATAAAACCATAGATGCTGATAGTAATACCATTTCTAACCTTGAAGTAGATAACCTAAAATCAGGTGTATTAGACACAGATCTAAGCGATGTATCTGCTTCCGATGACACCATAGCTTCTGCAAAAGCAATTAAGACTTATGTAGATTCTCAGGTCACAGCTCAGGACTTAGATTTTCAAGCTGATACTGGCGGTGCATTATCTATAGACCTAGATTCAGAAACTCTAACCATCAATGGTGGTACAGGTATAGATACTGTTGGTTCTGAAAATACAGTACAGATAAACATAGATAGCACAGTTGCTACTTTATCCGATACCCAAACTTTAACGAACAAAACCATAGATGCAGACAATAATACTGTTTCTAATTTAGAAGTAGACAATCTTAAAACAGGTGTATTAGATACAGATCTAACTTCTGTTTCTGCTTCAGACGATACTCTGGCTTCCGCTAAGGCAATTAAAACTTATGTTGATGCACAGGTAACAGCTCAAGATTTAGACCTCACAGATGGCACTACAAGCATTTCTATAGACTTAGATTCTGAAGAGCTTTCTGTGCTTGGTGGTACAGGCGTTACTTCTACTGCTTCTGGTAATGGTGTTACTTTAGCTATTGGTCAAGATGTTGGCACAACTGCTGATGTTACATTTAACACAGTTTCAGCAGATCTAACTGGTGATGTTACAGGTAATGTAACAGGTACAGTTTCTAGCATAGCTAATCACAGCACAACCAATTTAACTGAAGGCACAAACCTTTACTATACACAGGCTAGATTTGATACAGCTTTTAGCGGTAAAGATACTGGAGATTTAACTGAAGGATCTAATCTCTATTACACAGACGAAAGAGTTGATGACAGAGTTAGCAATCTATTAGTAGCAGGTAGCAATGTCACACTTACTTATAATGATGTTGCTAATACTTTAACTATTGCAGCTACAGAAGATAACTTATCTAACAATACAACCGATGATTTAGCTGAAGGCAGCACTAATCTTTATTACACAGACGAAAGGGTTGACGATAGAGTTGCAGCTCTCATTCAAGATGGCACTGGCATATCTTGGTCTTATGTAGATGCTTCTGGAACATTAACACCAACTATTTCATTAAGTCCTTTTAGCACTTCAGATCTTTCTGAAGGAACTAATTTATATTACACAACCGCAAGATTTGATTCTGCTTTTTCTGGTAAAAGCACCAGTGATTTAACAGAAGGCACTAATCTTTATTACACAACTGCAAGGTTTGATTCTGCGTTTAGCGGTAAATCAACAAGCGATTTAACAGAAGGTACTAATCTTTACTATACCGATGCAAGAGCTAGAGCTTCTATTTCTGTATCTGGTGATTTATCTTATAACTCAACTACTGGTGTTCTTTCGTTTACAGAAAGAACCGATGCAGAAGTAAGAGGTTTAGTTTCTGCTTCTGGAGATTTATCTTATAACTCTACTACTGGTGTATTCAGCTTTACAGAAAGAACTGATGCAGAAGTTAGAGGATTAATTTCAGGTGGAACAGGAGTTACATATAACAACAGCACTGGTGAGATTTCTATTGGTCAGGCAGTTGGCACTACTTCTGATGTTACATTCAATGATGTAATTATCTCAGGTGATCTTACAGTTTCAGGAACTACAACTACAGTTAATACTGAAACAGTTACTATCGCAGACAATATTATTGTTCTTAACTCTAATGCTACTGGTACTCCAAGTGAGAACTCAGGTATTGAGATTGAAAGAGGAGATGCAACTAATAAGACACTTATATGGGATGAAACAAATGATAAATGGACTGTAGGTTCAGAAACTTTTGTTGCAGCCACCTTTGAAGGCAATGTTACAGGCAATGTAACTGGTAATGTTACAGGCACAGTATCAGATATATCTAACCACGATACTGATGATCTCTCTGAAGGTGCATCTAATCTCTATTACACAACAGCTAGATTTGATTCAGCATTTAGTGGCAAATCAACCTCTGATTTAACAGAGGGAACTAATCTCTATTACACTACAGCACGATTTGATTCAGCGTTTTCTGGTAAATCAACTTCTGATTTAACAGAGGGAACTAACCTTTACTACACAACTGCAAGAGCTAACTCAGACTTTGATACAAGACTTGCAACTAAATCAACAACAGATTTAAGCGAAGGTACTAACCTTTATTACACTACAGCACGATTTGATACAGCCTTCTCAGGTAAAAACACCGATGATCTTACTGAGGGTACAACTAATTTATATTACACAGATGCTAGAGTAGATTCTCATTTATCAGGTGGCACTGGCGTTACTTATACAAGCGGTGTTATTTCTATAGGACAGGCGGTAGGTACGACAGATGATGTTACATTCAATACTGTAACAGCAACAGATGAATTTTTAGGCGATATTGATGGTGCAATTCAAACGGCTGTTCGCAACACCACAGGAAGCACCATTTATAAAGGACAGGCAGTTTATGTTACAGGTTTATCAGGCGATACACCTACAGTAGCTTTAGCAAAAGCCAATAGTGCATCAACCATGCCTGCGGTTGGTATAGCAAGAGCCGATATTAATAATAATTCAACTGGACAAATGACTGTTCTAGGAAAACTAGAAGGCATTGATACTTCAGGTTCAAATAATCTAGAGACTGGAGTTACACTAAGCATTAATGATGTGCTTTATGTTAGTGCTACAGAAGCAGGTAATATTACAAATGTTGCACCAACAGGCGAAAGCAATCTTATTCAAAACTTGGGTAGGGTAGTTAGAGTAAGCCCTAACACTAATATGACATTCAGTGTGCAGGGTGCAGGAAGAACTAATGCAACACCTAACCTAAATTCAGGCAAGATCTTCTATGGTAATGGCTCAAATCAATCTGTAGCTACTACTCTAGATACAAGCATAGTTCCTGAGAACACTAATCTTTATTACACAGATGCTAGATTTGATACTAGACTTGCTACCAAAACAACAGACAACCTCACAGAAGGATCAACTAATTTATATTATACAACTGCTAGATTTGACACTGCTTTCAGTGGCAAAACTACAGACAATTTAACTGAAGGATCAACCAATCTTTATTTCACTGATGAAAGAGTAGATGACAGAGTAAGTAATTTACTTGTTGGTGGAACTGGAATCACAGTTACTTATAACGATGTAGCTAACACTTTAACTATTGATGGATCTGCTCAATATGGCGATAGCGATGTAGAAGCATATCTATCAGGTGGAACTGGAGTTACCTTTGGCAGTGGAGTTATCTCCATTGGGCAATCAGTAGCTACTTCTGATTCACCTACATTCCAAAACCTAACTCTTAGTGGCACAGATTCAATCAAAGTACCATCAGGTACAACTGCACAAAGAAATGGAACACCAACCGCAGGTATGTTCAGATACAATTCTGAAACTGGTGAATTTGAGGGTTATACAACTGAATGGGGTGCTATTGCAGGAAGCGGTGGTGCTTCAGCAATGGAAACCGATAACTTTACTGGCGATGGTTCTACTACTGCATTTACTCTAAGCTCAACAGTTGCAAGCGAAGATAATCTGATTGTCTTTATAGAAGGTGTATTCCAAAACAAAGCAGACTATGTTGCTTCAGGTACTACCATTACATTTGATGTAGCACCTGCAAGCGGAAGAAACATTGTAGTCTTCCATGTCAAAGCAGCTATCTCAGGAAGCAACTGTTTACTTAACAGCTTTACTGGAGATGGAGCAGACACTACTTTCACACTAAGTCAAAATCCTGCATCAGAAAACAATACGCAGGTCTTTATTGATGGTGTGTATCAGCAAAAAGATTCTTACTCAGTATCAGGTACTACCCTGACTTTTGATGCTGCTCCTGCAAATGGAACAGCTATTGAAGTGATGATGTTTACTCAAACTGAGCTAAACACCATTCCTTCTACTTTTGTATCAGGACTAACTGAAGTAACTGCTACAGGCTCAGATCACTTAATGATCTACGATGCTACCGATGGTGCTTTAAAGAAAGCATTGGCATCTGACTTAATTGAAACTGTAGGCTCAACACCTACATTTAGCACTGCTACTGTTACTGGTGATTTAACTGTTGATACTAATACACTTTATGTAGATTCTACGAATAATAGGGTTGGTATAGGTACGAGTAGTCCTGCTTCTATACTAGAAGTTAGACCAACAGCTAATGTAAATTTATTAGTTGGTAATACAGGCTCAGAATTACAATTAACTAGCGGTACAAATGGCGGTACTTATGGAGTCACAGCTAATCATAGAGCAGGAACTCATAAATTCTTAACAGATGGTGGCTCAGGTACATTTACAGAACGCCTTAGGATTGATGGTTCAGGCAATGTTGGTATAGGCGGTGAACCTGTTGCAAGTTTCAGTGGTTATAATGGTGCTTCTTTGCATGTAAGACAGTCAAGTACTAGTGCTACAGCAGGTTCTCAACTTCGTTTAACAAATGGTCAAACAGGTCATGGAACAGCAGATGGTTCTTATTTAGCACAGTGGGGAGATTTAGATTTTTATATAGTCAACCAAGAAAATGCTAATATGCGTTTTTACACAAATGCTCTAGAACGCATGAGGATAGATAGTTCTGGGCGTGTAATAGTTACAAGTGCTTCTACTTCTACCTCAAACGGATATTTATATTTAAAAGGAAATACTACAAACTTTAGTTTAGTTGTTGCAGATTCTGTAGGAAGCAATTTTTATCCTGCAACATTTAGAAACAACTCTAATACTGAAGTAGGTTCTATTTCGGCAACACAGTCTGCAACATCCTATAACACTTCCTCAGATTACAGATTAAAAGAAAATGTAGTAGAGATGGATGGTGCTATAGATAGAGTAAAACTTTTACAGCCTAAAAGATTTAACTTTATAGCTACTCCTGAAGATACAGTAGATGG